AAATAGTTAACAAGAACGGGTGGCGGCTTGAGCAAACTAGCTTAGGCTACCACCCGTTAAACTTTATCTAAGAGGTAATAAATATGGCAAGCAACCTTTGGGTACTCCCAGAAGACATGGGAGATTTCTCCTACACTGAGTACAGCTTAGAGGCTGCTCAGACTGCGTCGAATCTACTCTGGGCAATGTCCGGTCGCAAGTATATGGGTGAGACAGTTGTAACTGAGCGTTACACCTGCACTCTTAGGAATAACCGCATGGGGGCGTCTACTAACACAATTAGCCCCGTTCTTTTTGGCGGAGACGTTTTCAACATCCCTTCAGGGGATTTTGACGAGTACTCCGAGCTAGCTGCAGATGGCATGTCTCCTGACTCTCGAATACGCCTCCGCGGCCGTCCCGTAACTAGAATTATAACTATTCGTAACAGGACAGGCACTATCTTAGATCCTTCAAGCTACTACCTTGTAGACCACTCAACAATACATATTAAATCCGGTACCCCCTGGACACCCTGCAATATAGAAGTTACTTACGCTTACGGGATGCCAGTGCCAATAGCTGGAAAAATGGCTGCTCGTAAATTAGCGATTGAATTTGCTCGACTTTGGGCTGGTGACGAAGATTGCGAGCTACCTCAGCGTGTAACCTCCGTCTCAAGGCAGGGCGTATCGTACACAATCTTGGATAACCAAGAATTCATTGACGAACTTCGAACCGGTCTTTATGAGATTGACTTGTTTCTAAAAGTCGTAAACCCAGATAACGCTCGTCGCAAGTCAAAGGTATTCTCCCCTGACAGACCTCGTGCTCGTAAGTATGTAGCTAAGCCACTAAAGCAGGCAGCAGACCCCGAGTTTGATCTCTCAATGAGTGCCACTGCTCAGACCGCTTCAGTTAGCTGGTCTTCCGCTGCCAGTGGGGCAGATCTGAGTAACTTCTTCCCCGCATCCGGGTGGTCGCCAGTGGTTAATCTTAGAAATTACGGAGCCACTAAATCATCCCCTATCGATGGCAACTTCACGCTAACCACTGTCGAAGGGGAGGACATATTAAGTTTCACTATAACCTACAAGGAAGCGCAAGCTACCCTAGGTATGGTGGATCCAGGAACATGGGAGCTCTACGGCAATCAAATGGTTGACGGCCTAGAGAGCCTTACTCCGATACTTGCATCTGGAAACCTCCAGATCAAGACGTATTAAGAAAGAAGAAATCATGTCAGTACAAACTAACTTTCGTGCCCAGGATATGCCAGGTAGCGCAAAGCCAGTAGTGAAGAAAGCAGCTCCTAAGTACGTTGCACCTAAGCCAGAGCCAGTTGTTGAAGCTGCCCCGGTTGTAGTTGAAGACGTAGTTGAAGAAGAAGTTGTTGTAGAGGACGACACAGCTACAGAAGCTGAGTAATCATGGTAAGCGGAGAGCTAGATCTAAGTGGTGTCTCTGAGGACGCAGTAAATCTTCGAGACATGTTGGAAGGTGTACTCGAAAGAGTGCAAAACGTCTTCCAGTCATATAACGTTGTATTGCCGCGTCGTCGCTACTGGTCAATGGGCTTACCAGCCATAGACTGTGAGCAGGTAGTAGTGTACTTTCAGCAGCTATATTTAGGCGCCCCTGGAGCTGAGGTTGGGGAACCTCAGCGGTGTCACGTACCTAGGAGCGCAACAATAGTAGTGTCTATTGCTAGGGAGACAGCCATTGTGGGTCAAAATGGTCGGCCCCCGGCAGCAGATAAAATTCAGTCAGCATCAGAGATTCTTGCTATCGACGCTTGGGTCCTTATGGAGTCCATAAACCAGCTTGATCAGTGGGACGAAACTGGCTACGGCATCGGTGTTATTGCAACCTTGGATACGACCCCTCCCGAGGGCGGGTTCCAGACTACCAACATGACAATAACTATGGCCGTTCCCTAATGCCTAGAGGCTTTCCAGACAGTTTTGCGCTAAACGCAGCCCTTAGAGCTGGCAGAAGAATAAGCGGTCGCCGTGGAGGCGGTCGAAGAAGAGGCGGAGCAGGCCGCACTGGGATTTCGTATAAGCTAGTAAATTTAGTTTTATACAAGCCCATACTTGAGTTCGAACTACGAAGTTCTCGCGGGATGGTCGGTAGAACTCTCCACAAGGTTGGCAATAGAGTCCTTCAGGGCGCGCGAAGGCAAGCCGGCGTTAAAAGCGGACGCCTACGCGCAAGTATGAAACTTAGGCATGTCAGAGTCGGTCGGGAGACTGCTGTCAAGATCGGCGCATACACGGAGTACGCTCTTATGCACCATCAGGGCACTAGACCACACATTATCATACCTAATAAGCCCGGCGGCAACCTAGTTTTCATGAAGGGCTCTAGGGTTATCCACACTAAAATGGTCATGCATCCAGGGACTAGGGCCAATAGGTATCTAACAGACCAACTAAGGAAACAAATCCTAAGGTAAAATTAAAGGGCAGCCAAAACTGCTTAATGATGAAAAACACTATGAATAGGAAAGACTAAAGATGAGCAAATTTAAAGACTTCGGATCGAGTACATCGATCGAAGATATGGAGCCAGTCTCCTTCAAGCTTTACGGTGAAGACTTTCACTGCGTAAAAGCACTTCCGGGAAGAGTACTTTTGGACATTGTCGCAAAGTCCTCCTCAGAAAGTGCTGTTGACCAGGCAACTGTGATCAATGACTTTTTCTCGCATGTTCTTGTTGAGGAAAGCCTAGTTAGATTTGATGCCCTAGTAGTAGACAAAGAAAAAGTTGTCACTACTGAGACATTGGGAGAGATCACCGGATGGTTAGTAGAGCAGTACACTAGTCGCCCAAATTCGCAGCCAGAGGTCTAGCACTATGGGCCGTGGATCTCTGGCCATATATAAACGGTAAGGCAATAACTCTAGGGCTAGCTCTAGGAGAGATGGAGGCAAGCAAGATGCTTGACGTCATTCATTTCTTCTTCGAGGAAGACGCTAGATATACCTCTCCCGAAGAAGCTCAGGGAGTTAGTGACATGAGGACCAGACTTTATGGAAGTATGTATAACATCACTTACAGGTACAAGATGAATAGTACCGGTGGCTCTGGCAATGGGTACGCTGATGGTGAAGTTAAGCCTTACATACCTCCAACTGAAATGGACGCCGATTCTGGGCTTCCATTCGGTTCCGCATTAGAAGCCCCTATAGGCTAGGTCAGGTATAATAAATGGCAGTCATTGGTCACGCAGAAGTAATCGTCAAGGCGATAACTACTGGGTTTGAAGATAGCATTAGGAATGACTTAAAGCGCATTTCTGGTTCAAATGTAGGCCGAGCGGCAGGCCAATCTCTTGGTCAATCTTTCAGTGACGGCTTTAAAAGAAGCACCTCCGGTAATGTTTTTGGAAAGTTCGCTGATGGCCTTCGGGATATGGCCCCGGAAGCCGAGACCGCAAGAAAACAATTCCAGAGTCTAGTCAGGATTGGGTATGTAGTTCAAGGTATAGTTGGCCTGCTAGTCGGTGGAATTTCAGCTCTTGCCGTATCTCTAGGAACTCTAGTTGGAGTTCTAGGTAAGGCCGCCCCCGCAGTGGCAGTTCTATCTACCGCTCTTGTCACCCTTAAAGTGGCGCAGTCGGCTGCCAAGTTTGGATTCGGAGATATAGCTAGTGCTGTAAAGCAAGCAACCTCTCCTACAACCGCTCTTGGAAAATCTATTGCAGAGCTACGTGAAGAGTTCCAGCAGTTACAGTTTGCTGCCGAAGGGGCAGCACTTGGAGAAGAACGTGCAGCTCTAAACTTAGAAGCTGCTGTAGAAAACCTTCGAAGAACTGCTGACCTTCCTCCAAACTCTGCAGCAAGGCGAGAAGCAAATCTTGCTTACGAAGAGGCTGAACTGGCCTATCGTGAAGCAAAAGACCGTACCCAAGATTTAAACGCCGAAGTAGAAAAAGGTGTAAAAGGACTAGCCAAAGGCACAGGGGGCTCCGATCCTTTTGCTGACCTGAATGAGGCACAGAAAGAGTTTGCTCAATATCTAGTAACTCTTGCACCTCTGATCGAGGCCCTAGAGCTAGACGTATCCAAGGCATTACTACCCCCTCTAAAAAATGCAGTGGAGATCCTAAGAAAAGAACTACTTCCGATTCTCCAAAAGCGTCTACCCCAAGTTGCAGGTCAAGTTGGTACTGCTCTTGAGTCAATGGTTGACAGTATTGACTTCGAGCTAATTGACAAAATCTTTGCTGGCATGACAGAGCCCTTTGAAAAAGAAGGCAGAAGCAACATTCAGTTATTCGGAGAGCTCCTTGGCAATGTCTTGGACATATTCCTGCGAATTACTGATGCAACCTCGCTCTTGCTCAACGACTTTTTAGTTTTCTTGGTCGAAAAGACAGATGAATGGATTACATCCCTAACAGACGGGGACCTTGAGGGGTTCTTTGCAGATGCTGGAGTGTACGCTGGGCGTCTAGGTACAATTATTGGTAATGTATTTACAGGCCTTGGTAACTTAATTGGACTAACCACCGGCCCAGGTAGTGCTGGAAACGACATGCTTACGTGGATGGAAGAAGCCACGGGTACTTTTGCGACCATGTTCTCCGAGGATCCTGAGGCTGGAAAAACCTTCTTCAAGGACGCTCTTGCAAACGCTCGATCTGTAATGAGCTCTATTGGTGCTCTTCTCATGGAGATCCTTAAGCTTGCAGACAACCCGAACATAAAAATTGCCTTCGATCAGTTGAAGGAAGGTGCACCTGCATTAGGCGAAATGCTAGGCAAGATGATTGATGCTGGACCATCCTTCGCCACTTTCCTGTCGACAGTTACAGAAATTTCCAACAAGTTAACTGATGACAAGCAGATAAATGCCTTCTTTGACACTTTGAATGAGGGTGCGTCTGCCTTTAATGACTTTTTAGACGGAGACGTCGCAAAAAGACTTTTGGACAACTTAGGCCCTATTCTCGCAACGTTGAGTGCCTTAGGCGTAATGTTTGACCTTGTTAGGTTTGGATTTAATGTACTTGTCGGATACCTAATATTTGCTAGTGGTATCTTCAATTCGGGCTTCACCAAGATCGGAACCTTCTTAGGCACGATAATGGGCAAGAAGGGTATTGGCGGAATAATGAAGATGCTAAGAGGCCCTGGGCTAATCGGACTATTTATAATACTTGTTGCTAAAGCAGTAGAGTTCTACAATACCATTGAGAGCTTCAAGGAGATGGTAGATAATGTCTTTGGAAGGGTGAAAGAGAGCTTTGACAGATTGATGGAGGGGGTAGGGGAACTCTTCGGTAAGCTCTTTGGAAGCGGGGACGGCAGCCTCCTTGGAGCATTAGATCCAGTTATAAAGATTATTCTAGAAACGCTAATCCCAGTTTTGGGTTATGTCCTGCAGCAAATTTTAAATGCTCTTACATTTGTCGTTGACTTTGCAAATACAATTCTTGATGTTGTTATGCCAATAATTGAGAAGGTCGCGGAGGCTATTGGACTTCTTTTTGAGAGAGATGTAGGAGGGTTTTTCACGGCTATATTAGAGGCTATGTCCCTGCTCGTCATTGGCATAATCCAGCTAGTAATTAACGGCATAATTGACATGGTTAACTTCGGCATTAGAGGCGTAAATAATCTAATCGGATTGATTAGCAACGGTCCTCTGGGCGACTTTATGCGTGATGTTTTTGACGTCGACCTCTCAGGTGTGAGAATATCTGAGATCTCAAATGTAGACATAGTCGGTAGAATGCAGAGAAATATGGATGCCAATGATAGGAAAAAAACTAACCAAGGTATTCAAGATAGCACTAGCGGCTTCGGCGGCCCTGACCGTAGGGCAATGAGCAGCATGAGTACAAGTAGTATGTCCTCTAAAATCACAGATTCAGCCGAATATAAAGCTTACGCCGCTAAACAAGACATTAACGTTACCATATATGGGAATCAAATGACTAAAAAAGAGGTAGGAGCCGAGGCCGGAAGACAAATTTCTAGACAGATATTGAGGGGGGCTATCTAATGACTGAATACTACGAAACAACTCCAAACGTCACGGAACAGTCTAAAGAAAACAAGATTGTAAACAAAGCTCTAACTCCTCTGCAAACTCCGCACCTGACTGGGTTAAAATTAAAGGCTGACATAAGCATTAATGGTCTAGTCTTAAACACAATCGACGAGAATAATGTGGTCTGGGTCGTTACTGAAATTGAAGGATGGTGGGAACTCCCTGAAACAGAATTGCCGGACCTACCTCGAGGATACGCGGACGGCTCTTATGATGCAGTTGGTCGATTCTCTAATAGGATAATGTCACTTAATGGGTCCTTTTTACCTCAAGATCCTGCTGATGCACCTGCTGCACGAGACGCTCTTATTCGAGCAATTAATCTAATAAAAACTGGCGGTTGGTTGAAGGTCTATGAAGGCGGTGTTGATGCTAACCCCCGCGGGTCCTATGTACGATTAAGCGGCACCCCCCTAATCACAAGCGTAAATGCTAGAGGTAGGCATGACTTCTCTATCGGCCTCAAGGCTGTTGACCCGATTAAGTACGAGTTTGTAGACTCTAATGGCGACGGCTACAGCGCTAGCGTGATAACTGCTAGCGGTTCTGGGACTGGCAGCGTTACTATAAATAATGCAGGTAATATTGAAGTTCCAATCATTATAGAATTATCTGCCGGCTTGGTAATACCTGGAGGGTCCCCTACCTCAATAACCAACACTGAGAGCGACCAAGAGATGGTCATACTTTCAGGAACCTCAGCTGGAAATAGGCTAGAGATAGATACGTATAACAGGGAGATTCTGGAGGTGCAATACGCTGGGTCAGCTGTCGTAAATGTTACTAATGCTAGATCGAAAGCGTCTGTCCTAGTAGACTGGATATACCTACAGCCTGGCGATAACGTTCTGACAATTGCAGGGTTCACTGCCGGTGCTACTTGTACTATATATCACCGCTCTGGCTGGATCGGCTAACTGCTAGACTAACAGAAAGACATACAAGGACAAAAAGATGCCAATATCCACTTCAGTAGAAAATGAAGCAGTAGAATACCGATACTACGTTTACGACCTCATGACTAATGAGCTGCTCGTAGAGGTGCCTTTTCGAAGCGTTTCCTACTCTAGATCGCTAACCGAGGCCGGCGTATTTAACGGAGATATTGCCGTCACCGAGGACACGTATAATCTCAGTCTTTACGAAAACACTTTGCCCGCTAGAACGGCTCTCTTTGCTATGAGAAACGGTCTCTGCGTTTGGGGTGGAATAATCTGGAACCGTAGCTACAGTCTCGTTGATAAGATATTGAGTGTAACAGCCACAGAGTTTACAAGCTACCTCTCACACAGGGTGGTCTGGAAAACCTGGAATAGTTCCTATGAGGCCATAGCAGAAGTAGACGGCAGTACTAATATCATGACCATTACTTTAACTGGCGGACAGTATAATTTTACTGTTGGCGAGCTAGTCTATCTCTACTGGTTCGAGGAGTACGCCAAGTACAGCGGCTACTTTCAGGTCTTAACTGAGAGTTATACTGAAGATGATAGGTCTGTAATAACGGTGCCTGCAACCTACACAGACGCTAACAACAAGGACGATACTAAGAATATCCCTACAATGTCTATCGGTATAGACAATCCAATTACCGTAGAGACACGCCAAGACAACTATCAATTCGCACAAGACCTATTACGTGAACTAGAAACTGATCTTTTTGACTTTGACTTTGCCAATGACGAAATCCGCCCCGGCATTGACCTCTATAATCCTATTGAAACTATTGGAAGAAATAACAATCTTGCTACAGTAGTGACTACGAAAAAGCATGAACTTGTCACTGGACAGAAAGTTAGGCTAACTGACGTTCAGGCAGATGAAGATTTTAATGCCATTGAAGCAATAGTTCTTTCTGTGATAAGCGATTACAGCTTCTCGTACACTAACGAAGGATCCAACGTATCAACCTCTGGCGAGAGCGCTGCAGTGCGTGTAGTTTCGTCGTTTAAGCGAGACACTGGCTTTTCCACGTTCACTACAGCCACTGAGCACGGGTACTCAAAGGGGAGCATTGTTTACGTTGACGCTGTGAGCGAGTCGTTTGACGGATTCCACACGGTTTACGACATTATAACGCCTACTCAGTTCAGAGTGGTTCAATTTGGGGGCAACATAGCAACCAGTAGAACCGATACGGATGCAGGAACTCCGACTGTCACCAGAATTGCCGCTGCCTCATACGGCACCTTTGGGGAACACACAACCCTAGGCAACCTGGGCTTTGATTTTAGTCGTAATGCTGACTTTAGTTCTAAATTAGAGGCAAATCCTGTGGTCAGGGGCTTCGAGCTACAAACTGTTGCAGAAGTACTGGAAGAGTATTCTACGAAGCCAAATGGCTTCGAGTATAGAGTCGACTGTGAATTTGATGCAGCCACTGAGACTTTTAAGAAGTACTTCACATTTCTGCCTCTAACTCCAGCCTCATTAACTGAGTGGCTAGCTGGCCAAGCCGACGGGTATACGGGTGGGATACCAGCCGAAGCTTACGGAGCAGATGAAAGAATGTTTGAGTACCCCGGAAATGTTCTTGAGGCCCAATTTGACGAGAGTGCTGAAGATTCAGCTACTAGGTTCTTCGTTCAAGGAAAAGACCCCCGGCTAAGTTCTAGTGCTAGCCAACCGTATTCCGGTGCATCTAACCACAAATTGTTGAATCAAGGTTGGCCATTACTAGATGCTGTCGAGGATTTAGACACTCCCTACGAAACCGTACTATGGAAGCAGGCCTCTAGGCTTCTAGAGGAGTCAGTCCCGCCGATTAGCACCTTTACTATCTCTGTTAACGGGTCTGCCAACCCTAAGCTTGGAACATATAGCCCGGGAGACTGGTGCTCAGTGAAGCTTAATGATGAGTTTGTGGCCCTGAGAGCCAGCAGTTACTTGGAGCAAGACTATGGAAGTGACTCAGGGGTCTTAATTAGAAAAATAATCTCCTTCGATGTTAGCGTCCCTGATAATAGCAATTATCCTGAAGAGGTTTCGTTGGAGCTCATAATTGAGCCTTCCATTCCTATTTCTGGGGTAACGATTCAAGATGGAAAGGTGTACCTATAATGGGAATTCGCAGAAGAAAGAGAAAGCTCTCAACCTTAATGAGCAGGCTTGACCAACGTGTAAGATCCGTAGAGTTGAGACCGATCAGCTTGCTGACAGACGGACAGGTCCAGTCTGCTGTTAATTTTGCGGCTAGCACCCCTACTCCTGTTACCTTAGTTTCTGGCACTGCCCCTAACGAATGGCGTCCAATACACGACGCTTACTACTACCCAAAAAAGTTAACTGGTAGTACTGAAGACAGAGTAGAGATATACCTAGAAGCTGATATCTCTGCCGAAATTGGGACCACTCTTGCTGTGAGTGGGATCCACGGAACTAGCACGGAAGAAATTGATGTAGATAGTGATGCATTCTCGCTACTTGCTTCAGATACTCTACCTTGGAGCGATAGACCTAGCTACTCCCATAACCCAGAAACTAGTCAATTACCTGGTGTTACTATCACCAATACTTACTCATTTAAGCCAGAAACTCTTGCTCCTAGCACATGGACTACCCGAAAAAGGCTGCAGACAAAGCGTGCAGTAGACTCCTTCGAGATCACTGGTCTTGAGGTCACTCTGACGATGAATGCCGTTCATAAGTTCGAGGCGGGCAATGAAATATACATCAACATTCTTATTGATCAAATAAATAATGACGAGAGTCGAATTGCATCTGGAATGGATGGATTCTTTTACATAGATTCAGTTACTGACAATACTATTACTTATACCCTTACTGCAGGTGTAGACGAGCCTACAGATGAGATAACCCCCGTTTCTGACGTTTACGTTTTTCCACTTGCTCGAAGTTGGGTTCAGGTTGGCTCTATTTGGGTTAACAGCTCATCAAAAGAGACTTACTACTGGGATGGCCTGCGGTGGGTGGAATACACTCCTACGTCAGACATTGGCGCTGACGGAGACCCCCCTAACCCCCCAACATCAATTAACATCACTAGCGATGTTGAGTTTGACCCAGTAACTTCTAGGCCTGTTGCTCTGGTTACAACTTCGTGGTCACCTCCAACAACTAGCGTCTCTGGCGATACTATAACTGACTTGGCCGGGCACCTCATTAGGTACAGAGCCGGCTCTTCAGGGAACTGGTCATCTCAGGATGTCCCAATAGCTTCTGGAAGTTCTTACACATTTAGTGGAAACGATTTTAGGCAAGGAACAGCTTACTCTTTTGAGGTTCTAGCCTACGACAGCGGCGATCAGTATTCTGCGGCCCTACTTGGCTCGCATACAACGGCGGCATCGTCTTCTGTTACGACAATAACAAGCATTAGGCCTACTGCTCCTACTTCCTCTAGCTACTTAGGGACTATAACCTTAGTTTGGGACGGTGGTGTTGAAAATACCAGCGGAGTCGCCCAAAACCTGCCACCCGGACTAGTAACACTTCAGGTTCATAGGGACGCAGTGTCTTCAAGCTTTACGCCTTCTCTTAGCAGTAAGGTAGCCTCTCTTTCGGCTGCTCCAAATCAGACCTTTGTAGACGTAAACATTCAATACGGTACCGATTACTACTATAAGTTTGTTCTAGAGGACGCTAACACTATTGAAAGTCTTCCATCTCTACCTGTAACTGGTCAAACAGCCAGTCTTGTCGATGCTGGTGCAATCTCCAGCATAATCACTGCCGCTAATATCACTCCTGGGACGATCGTCACCGGCGAGAATATTATTGGCATAAATATTACCGGCCAGCTAATTCAGGGTAATGAGATCAACGGTGATGTTATCAAAGCCAATACTCTAGAGGCTAATAGAATTAAGTCGGGAGTACTTGACGCTGCTCTTGTTGTGGGTAGCTCTATTCGTACTACTTTGACAGGTAATCAAAGAGTGGAGCTAAATAATGCTGGTATCTTTGCGTATGACTCTGCTGGCACTGTTAAGTTTCAGGCTCTAAATAACGGAAACGTCTTTATAGCAGACGGTGTCCAAATCGGAGGCTACGCTACTAGTTCAGATTTAAGTAGCGTAAGCGGTGTTGCAGGTCAAGCCAATCAGACTGCAAATCAAGCCAATCAGACTGCAGGTCAAGCCAATCAGACTGCAGGTCAAGCCAATCAGACTGCAGGTCAAGCTGCTATTGACGTAAATGCGGCTGAGACTGCCATAAGTAACGTCAGAGATAGTGTTTATTATCCTGGCACTACTCAAATTAATGGTGGAAACCTAAGAACCGGTACTGTTGTCGCTGATCAGTTGGCTGCTGGGTTTATTCTCACTGACTTTATTAGCACCGGTGCTCAGGGCACTCCGCGAATTGAAATTAGAGGTAGCAGTCAGTCAAATCCAGGCATTATTGGCCTCACTGGGTTAGGCGAACCGAATGCAACAAACTTTAGATTCTACAATAACGGCCAGAGCTACTTAGACAACGTTACGGTTGCTGGAACCCTCTCTGTCACTGGAAACATAACTGGCGGAGGCGGAACGATTAGGACATCTTCCGGTAGCAAGAGGGTTCAACTAAACGGGTCAAGCAACTCCCTGGAATTCTACAGTGGCAGTGCTCTTAAGGGTGACATAGAAGGTACCTCTGGTGGTATTAACATCAATGGTTCAGGAAGTCTACAAGTTGTTTTTGGTAGCAATACGTGGTCATCTCAGGGGTCACTCTCTGTAGTCGGCACCCTGGGTCAGTCATCATGGAGTTCCCAGGGGACAGTATCTGTATGGAAAGATGTCAATGGAGTCCTTAGGACCCAGACATCAGACAGGCGCCTCAAGCAAGACATCCAGGATATTGACTCTGGACTTGATAAGATCAATCAGCTTCAGCCTGTAACATTTAAATGGATGAATCAACAAGAATCTCAAGTAAAAGTCCCAGGACTAATTGCTCAGGATGTTGCAAGAGTATTCCCCCCTGAAGAAGTTCAAATTGTAAGAATAGATGCCCCTGACCCTGAAAAAGGCGAAGAGTTTGTCACTAACCCACCTATGGGCCTTGAGTCCACTCATCTAGTCCCATACCTAATTAAAGCTATACAAGAACTGTCCGAAAAGAACGACGCACTTGAGGCTAGACTAGAAGCACTAGAAGGAAACTAACGACATATGTACTCAGTAAAAGATGGAGATAGGACCCTTCAGTTCGAAGGTGCCCTACTTGCTAAGTCAACTTCAGCACGTAGAGGCTCGTACCGCTGGATCGAGTTTGAGCTGTACAAAACAGAATCTGGCTCCTATATTCTCTCTCGTATCGGCGTTTCTCTTATTTTCCATGGGGCCGCATGTCCGCTCGTGTCTAAATATAAGCTAACAGAGGGCGCTAACTACAATTTAGCACCCGATGCCCAACCTTGCGGCGACTGTGAACCTGATTTCGGTCTAGATTTAGTCTTCCCCGAGAAGTACCGCTATTGGGCACAAGTAAGTGACAAGCCTGAAGCTGTTATGGACGCATTGTACAAATATGATGACAAAAATGGTACCCAGTATTTAACTAGCGTGGCACAGAGATTATTAAAAGATGCAGCACAAGTTGACTTTGGCGTTGCAGAGATCTATAATGTTGAGATAATACCTTAACGAAAGATTTAAAATGATAACTGGTCTAGACGGAGTACAACTCCACTTGGTAGACACAGTTGACAAAGCTAGAGAGTTCCTAACTTGGTTGGGAGAGCGGCGTCCGCTGGAAGCCATCGCAATCGACACCGAAACCGGAGAACTTCCAGGTAAGCCTCGTAAAGATG